CGATATTAGTTGAGCAGCTTGGCGGTAGCGCAGGAACTGCGGAGCTTACAAGAGCGATAAGAGTTGAGGTTGCTGATGAAGATATTACTTGGAACGCTTACACCGATGTGCTTGCTATCGGCGATTATAACGACACTTGCAAGTATTACAAGATTGAAGGTTGCAATGCAGAAGACCAGTTCAATCTTGCGTTTGGAGGTAGCTCATTCCTGCCATCAATAAGATTAGAGGGGCGCAAGTTCAGAGCGCAGTACCAAACAGAGGTAAACAACTTTCGATTTGCTTCTGGCGGATGGCGCACGACTTACGTTGACCGCGAAAAGAAGTGGACATTTAACTTTGGCAGATTGCCTGAGTATGTGTTAGATTTCCTAAGCACAGTTTTCTACTACGACAATACTTACATCAACGGCGATTTATACTATCCAATCGATGGCGAGTTTCCTGATGTTGAATATAACGATGCTGATGACTTGGGAGCGATAAGCATTGACTTAGCTTTTAAGAAATCTAAAGTGCGCAAGATATTATGCAGCAATACAGACGCTGATTGCTTGCCTTCGATACTCAATAATGATGAGCCGTTTATCTTAACCGAAGATGGGCAAAGAATAACAACTGAAGATTCAGTTAATTTGTATTATCAAAATTAGTATATTTGCAACACCATAGAGAATAAAGTAGGTGTTATTGCAGCGACCTATTCAACAGCGCAACAATTTTCTAATACTATTCTAAAATGGGATGCGTCTCTTATTGCGATACTTCACTCCTTGAGCACGACTTAGTGCTCTGTAATGAGTACAAACTCGGCGGAGTTTCCGCCATTATAATCGGCTCTTGCGGTACTGAGCTTGCTGACCCTTCAGATGCTACTGGAGTTAATGCTTTATTGGAATCAGGTCAAGCAAGAATGATTAGCGATATTCGCTTTTCGCTTCCTGCTGGCTCACCGATAACAGTTGACTCACCAATCGGCTGCGGTACATCAATCCGCATCAATGAAGATAGAACTGCTACTTTGTACGATGCGAATGTTACCGATGGTAATAGCATCTTCTACAACGATATCAATCAGCGTAAGATAGCTTGGATTCTTGCTTACTTATGCGACAGTGGAAAAGTGATTTATATCACTGCTCCAGTTGGTATCACGACTTCTGTTAACTTTATTATCCCTGAGCAGAACAACGAGCTTCAAAGATATGAGGCAACTTTCTCTTGGAGAAATAAATTTATTCCAGTTCAATACGATGCTCCTGCTGGAGTATTCTAATATGAGCGCGGAAGCAACACAAACTTCTCAGAGCATCACTCCTTCAACGGGAGTGGTGCTTCTTGCATTCGGTAAGATTCAATACTATTGGGCTGCTTATAATCTTGCATTCAGCATTAAGAAGTTTAACCCATCAATTAGGATTGCGCTAATCACTGATGATAAAGGCAAGGCTTTAAGCCAGTGCCCCGAGCTTGGAGTGTTAACCGAGCTGATTAATGACATCGCGCAGGATGACATCTACACGAATAAGAAACTTGACCCTGCAAAGCTAAAGGTTAAGTTATACGACTACCTACCATACGAGCGCAACTTGTATCTTGATGTTGATGCAATTTCACTTAAAGACATTCAGCCTATGATTGATGAGCTTGCTCAATCGGGCAAAGATTACATAAGCCATACAGTCGGCTACCATACAATAGACAAGGGCAGAGATTTCAAAGAGATGCAGTGGGCTTGGGCTGATAAGATTTGGGCGCACTTTGAGCTTCCTGCCGATGCGGTAATGCCTGCCATCAATAGCTCGATGCAATGGATTGTAAAAGGCGAACAAGCAGCTGCGATTTACCGCACTGCTCAGGAATTATACCTCAACAATCCAATACCATTGAAGGACTTAAGAATGAAGTGGGGCGGCTCACAGCCTGATGAGTTATATATGAATATCTCGATGGCGATTCATAAGGTTGATCCTGCGCTTAAGGCATACGACAAAATCAAAACAAGCGAGGGCGGAATGATTCACTTTGCAATGACACGAGGCTTGACCTTTCAAGAGATTACCGAAAAGTTTTACCTTCAATCATATTATGGCGGCAACGGCTTCACTCCAAACTTTTATATTGACTGGCTCGATAGGATGCTTAAAGCAGACCATCAAGCAATTGGTAAAAAACATATTTACTACATTAACAGAATTGTTCAAAATAAATTCGCAGATGCAAAACGATAAACCAAAAAGAGGCAGACCTAAGAAACTTGTTACAACAGCGACATTCACCGAGCAACCTCGCCACGATTGGAATAGTGAGGATGAGTGCGGCGCATTCTTAGCGGCACTCGTTAAGATGGCGAAGTATAGAACCATCTTAGAGATTGGAGTATTCGAGGGCGAAACAACTCAGCACTTAATTAATGCACTGCCGCAAGGCGGTCAATACTTAGGCATCGACATTAACGACTACCGCACCAATGCTACTAAGGCGGCGATGACTTCTAAAGGCAAGGCGATTGATTTCATACTTGGCAATTCACTTGATGAGTTAAGCAAGCTGCCAACAAATCACTTTGATTTAATCTTTGTTGATGGCGACCATTCTTGGGAGCACGTTGTTAAAGAGTTTAAGTTAGTTGAGAAAGTTGTATCAAGAGGCGGAGTTATTGCTTACCACGATACGATTCACTTAGAAGGACCGAGAATGCTCGTTGAATACGCAGCACATTTCGGCTATAAAAATATAACGCTGAACACCACAGAAGGCAGAGGCATATCAATACTACACAAATGAAAACTAAAACTAAAGTAATTAAGATGTGCGGCGGCAAGAAGTGCGGCAGCAATTGGGCAGGAGCTACAACTGGCATCGCCCTTAATCCAATTAAATTAGCAGCGTAAAAAAATGGAAGACGTTCAGAAGATTGTCGATAGGTTTATTGCTAAGCGCAAAACTTGGGAGCAGAGCAATACTGCTAACAACAAATTGCGCAAGGGCTATCCTGAGTATTGGAGTGGCTACAACTATGCTGCTAAGATGTACGATAGCATCTTGCCACATAGCCGCTCCGATGTTTATCCTGAACACTTACTTTCTGTTCGTGCACCGAATCAAACCGATGCGCAGGCTAACTACATAAAGGAAAACTATAAGGCAACAACGCTGAGCGTCTTCGAGGATTTCAGAGCAACTATTTCAAGGGCTTTCGCTGACCAAAACTGGAGCATTAAGTATAACGGAGAAGTTGACCCTCGCTTCGGTGAGGAGACCTTTCAGCAGTATGTGAACAATGAGATTGAGAAGTTCGGCTCATTGGAAATGTTCATTAAAAATATGCTGCCGACATTGAAGCTCGTGGATGCTAACGGCATCATTGCGATATTTCCTGAGGATATCTACACAGATGAGGAAGGCACTATTACAAACGAGCTAATAAGACCGATGCCAGAGTACTACAATTGCAAAAATATTGTTGGGCAGGAGTTCGGCAGTTACTACTTAGTTATTACAGATGATTACTCGGTAGTTAAAGCAGGCAGCAAGAATGAGCGCAGTGGAATTATATTGGAGCTTTATAACAAAGAAGCAATCTACCGCATCGAGCAGACTGGCAAAAAATCTGATATGACATTCGGCGAGCCTTATGTTGTATTTCAGCATAACTTAGGTTATGTGCCCTGCATCAAATTGATGGGCGCACCTCAGCTAATTAATGATGAGATTGCTTTTCAATCTCCATTCATTACAGCAGTGCCATTGCTTGACCAAGTGATACTCGATGAGAGCTACTTGCAGATGAGTAAAGCAACAAGCGCATTTCCTTTTATGGTTGCACTTGGCGAGATTTGTGAGTTCACAGATAAGGAAGGCAATCGTTGTAACGATGGGCAGATATTCGACCCTATAAACGGAGGCTATCGCACTTGTGGCAGTTGCTCAGGCAGCGGAGTAAAAAGCAGATTCTCTCCAACTGGTATGCTACTCATTAAGCCAAAGACTTCAATCAGCGAAGGAGACACTGGATTAAGCGGTGAATACTTAAAGTTTGTTTCGCCTCCAATGGAAACATTGAACTTCTTGCGCACTGAGATTGAACAGCAGATGGCAAAGTCAAGACGCATCTTGCACCTACCATCGAGTGATGAGAGCGGAACAATTGGCGAGGCATCAACGGCAACGGGCAGCTTGAATAAGCTCCGCAGCTTGTATGCTTTCATTAAGCCTATCTCTGACCAGCTATTTACCATCTATGAGTTTTGCTTGGTAACAATCGGGCGGATGCGTTATGGCGATTTGTTCGGCGGCGTTAACTTAGTTTATCCAACATCATTCGACATCTCAACGCCAAGCGATTACCTTGCAGTAATCAGCGAGGGAGTTAAGGCAGGAGTGCCGCCATCGATTACTTTTAGCAATGTGTACAATTACATTAGAGCGATTCACTATACAGACGATGAGACAAGCGCGATATACGACTTAATAATCAATGCGGATGAATTACTATTGATGAGCAACGCGGATGTCTTAGCGAGGCTCGCAAGTGGCACAGTTGAGAAGTGGCAGGATGTATTGCATAACAGCGCACCTCAGTTAATAATGGAGTTGATTAGAGACTTCATTCCAAGCGAAGGGCAGCCATCATTTTTGAGCCTACCTATGAGCGATAAGATAAGACTATTGCAGGAGAAGTCAGCAGAAAAAATCAGAGTACAACTTGACCCAATCGCGCAGGCGCAACAAACCTTATTGAATGGCATCGTTTGAGGAACTCGTTAAAAGTAAAATCAAGCTCTTGGAGAATGTGCCCGAGGAGATTGCTACGGCAGCAATCAAGGCGCAGCGAGATGCGTGGCGCAAGATTGCACCAATGCTCGCCGAAATGGATGTCGATGCCGATGGAAACATCGCACAGACCGAAGATAACATTAGACGAATTGGATTAATAACCGATGAGCTTAATAAGTCGCTGGCAGGCGGTGAGTATCGCGATGCGGTGCAGAAGTTTCTCGGCTCAATAGATGAGGGCGTGCAGCTCACAGATGATATTGCAAAAAAGATTGATAGCAGCTTTCAGCCTAACAATGTGCAGAGGCAGCTACTTAATATCTCTAAGCAGAATGCGATTGATGCGTTTTTTGGTTCGGGCTTAAAGCAGAATGTTACGCAGCCATTCCTTGAGCAACTTACTGCGAATGTCGCAGCTCGCGCTCCGCTTAACCAAGCGGTATCAGCACTCAAAGGAGTTATTGAAGGAACGGAGGCAAACGATGGGCGGCTACTTGCTAACGTGCGCACAGTGGCAGGAACTGCTCAGGCAATTGCTGACCGAAGCTATGCGGCGGCAGTCAATGAGGAGTTAGGCATTGAATACTTCCAATATTTAGGCGGCGAGATTGCAACAACAAGACCTTTCTGTGAGCACCGCGAAGGGGCAATCTTTCACCGCAAAGAGATTGAGGCTTGGGGCAATGGTAAAAATAGCGCAGGCATTAACGACATAAGAGGCGGCACTTGGGCAGGGCGCATCGATGGCACTGATAGCCGCAGCATCTTCACCTTTGTTGGAGGTTGGAACTGCCGCCACTATCTCGTGCCAGTGATTGTCAACCGAGTGCCTGCGGATGTTAAAGCGAGAGCAGAGGCTGAGGGGTATACTTAGTTAAATTATACGTTACAACCTCTATCAATTTGATATTTTATCTGCGCTGAATAATTCTTGCGAACAATTTCAATTTTCTTTAAAAGCGCATTTGCAAACTCTTCAAGCTCATCAATTTCAACATCAAACATAATTGAACCTTCCATATCTTTACCACAATTAATCCACAAATAAAAGATAGTTTCCTCCATATCTTCTTGTCTACTATTTTGAATTAACAAATCGTGTATATCGCTATTCACATATAGTTCTGCACCATCTCGCAATTGATTTAAACTTGCATCAATAGTTATATTCTTTAAGGGCATTTTTATTTTCATAATTTAAAATCTTTCGGGGTCATCAAATCGGTTCGGTGCTTCTTCGTACTCTTCGCCGCTGCCATCGCACTGGCGGCATTCGGTTGTATGCTTTGTTTTGCAATCATCTGTGCAATCGCTGCAAATAGTAGTAAGCTCGCAATCATTTATAAAGCAATGTATCGGATGCTCAAGCTCAAAGCCTGCACCCTCACATCGGGTGCAGTCAATAATTCTAAGGCGGTGTATCATATTAGAAAGAGGCAGATAAGTAAAATAAAACCATATCTTTTAATTCTTCTTCTGTTGTGTTTTCTCTTTCAGTAGAAATTGAAACTGGGTAATTTCCTGCCATCACTGCATAGTCAACTATAAAATTCATATAAGTTTGACCGCTTAATTTTGAAATTAACTTTTCAACTTGTTCTTTGCTTCCGATGTTTCCTAATTCAATTGTTGTCATGTTTTCGATTTTTTGAGTGAATAATTATAGGGCAAATATAATACTATATTTTAAATATGCAATACCTTATCAAAATAATTATGTATTTTATTTTCAAATATTTTTTACCTTTGTCAAATGACCTACTACATAATGAGCGATGGCAGTATTAAACAAGCAACTGATGTGCTTGCCAAAGAGCTTGTAAAACGGGGCGCAAGAGAATTAAAACTAACACCCATACCAATAAATTATGAAACAAGAGGAAGCACTGGAGCTAGTCAAGTTCCTGAACCTAGAGGAGGCAACAGACCTCGAAGCGGCAAAAGAAAAGTTCCAAGAAAATTGGATTAAGCAAGAGGAGTTCAGCAGTAAAATCGGCAAGCTCACTGGCACTATTGCCAATGTTACGCGCAAAGCATTTGAGCCTTTCGGCATTGTGCTAACTGATGAAGATTTCAAAGGGCAAAAAGTTGAGGAGGTAATCCGCAACGCATCAGAAAAAGCTAAGAGCGAATACGAAAAGCAGCGCGAAGATTGGGAGAAGCGAGCATCAGGCAACGGCTCTGAGGCACTTATCCAAGAATGGGAAAAGAAATACAAGGCACTTGAGCGCAAGAGCAATGAGCTTGACTCTGCAAGGCAAGATGTGATGAGCCAATTTGAGCAATATAAAACTCAGGTTGCAACTGACATCAAGACTTCAAAGATTAACAATTCATTTGAGAAGGAGCTTGCGAATTTGAAGCTTGATCCAACAGTTAATGAATACACTATTCGAGGCTTTAAGTCAGCCGTTACTGAGAAGTATGCAATCGACCTTGAGGAAGATGGCGCATTCATTGTGAAAGATAAGAAGACTGGCGAAAGATTGAAGTCGAAAGAAAAAGCAGGATCATTCTTAAGCGTATCAGATGTGCTATTGAAGGAAGCAACAGAAGCAGGCATCATCCAAAAGAATCCGCACGCAGGCGCAAAGTTTCCAAAGCAAACGCCATTTGTGCCAATACTTGAGCAGCAGAATAACAAATTGAAATCTATCAATCCAAGATTTTACACCAAGTAAGTAACTATTGAAATCAACTTGCGTATAGTGATGCGTGGTTGATAGTTTATTTTTGAGTGCTGGGCGTAAATGTTCAGCACTTTTTTTATACCTTTGCCATTCTCTATGTGTAGTCGGCAGGACTTTAGCTGCAACAAGTAGGCATTATCGCATCAGCCTTTAGAATACGATGCACTAATTGAAAACTACAAACGACTATATCATATGTCTATTTCAAGAATACTTTCAGAGTGCCCTAATGTACAAATGTCATTAGGCGAATTATTTATCGAAGTTGGTCAACGCGAGCAACTACCTTTCTTAGAGTTCTTATTGTCTCCTGAGAATGTTAAGTTAATTAAAACCGAAGTTGCACCGGGCAACGGCAAACTTAAAACTGTTCAAGCTCGTTGGATTCAACGCTTGCCTGAGACGGAAGTTGAGGAAGGTGGCAACATCTTAACTTGTACTTCTGATAACACTTACGGCGATACAACTACAACCTATACAGTTGATACAACTGATACTTACATTGCTTCTCAATTAATCAATGCTGCTGACATCGCTCGCCATTGCCAAGAGAATAGCAGATATGTATTAGAATCAATTATGAGATTGATGGATGTGTTAGACCGCAAGGTGGCTTCTGCTGCTGCTGTTCAAGCGGTTGCTGCTATCGGTAACTGGGGAACTGATGTTGAGAATTTCTACACTGTAACTTCTGACTGCTTAGTAGTACCAACTATTAACGGCAATCAGCCTAACCCATTCGCTATCGCTGACATTCAGCAAGCTACAAGAATGGCTAACTATCCAAGTGCTCCAGTTGCTTTCGGTGGTGCTGCTATGCAGCGTTACGCTAACGCAATGGCAGCAGGATGTTGCTCACAGTACGGCATCAACTTACTTGAAATCACACAGCAAAACGGCTTCGGCTTTGCTTACGATTCAAGATTAGCTGCTGCTCAAGGTTCACAAAACAAAGCGTTAATCACAACAGCAGGAGCTATCCAATGGTTGTCGTTTAACTTAGCTGAGTGGAACGCTGGCATCACTCCAGTAGCAGGAAGCAATTACTCTAAAACTTTATTGTTCACTCCTGCTGGCTTACCAGTTGATTTGACAATGAAGGATGATTGCGGTAACTTATCAATTGTTTTAACTACAACTGGTATTCTTGCAGCATTGCCAACTGATATCTATGAGGCTGGCGATAAGTTTGCAGGTGTTAACTATGTGAACTGCGTAAGCATTGTAAATCCTTAATCGGAGTTTAAGTCAATAGAAATTAGGAGAGGTGCAAGCCTCTCCTTTTTTTTTTATATTTGCAATAAAAATATCAATCAATGTGCTACGATAAATTACTTGGATTAAAAGGATGCGATAGACCTGAGCCAACTACGGGGCTTTATATTGATGATTTAGGAATCAATCAGACCTTACTTGGTCAGCTAATCACTAACCAATATAAGAGCGGCGTTGAGCTGTTTGATGCTAAGCTCGCTTTCGCTTGGCGTAAGATGTCAAGCGATATGTTGAGCCGACTATCTCCAATGATGAAGGCTGACACTGTTATTGATAGCAAGCGCATTGGACAAGTGCTGACCAACGCAAGCAACATCGACCTTGCTCTTGGTGCAGGAAAATATGCAGGCATCAGAGTAACAATTGATCCGAATCAATTGAGCTTTTTAAACTTCTATTTATCGAGCTTGCAGATTGATATATATACGATGTCAACGCCCGTTGAGATATTTGTTTTTGATATGACTACGCAGAAACTTGTCGATTCATTCTTCTATCAATCCGAAGCGGTTGAGGAGTTTATCGGAAGAACATTTAAGGCGAATCGCAGGAAGATGGATTTAGCTTTTGTTTACGAGTCGTTATACGACACTACAAAAATGATAACTAAGAAGGGCAGTTGCTACGATTGTGGCGGTGGAATAAGAGCGGTGCACATTTGCCCATTTGTAGATGCAATTGGAATTGAGCTAACAACAGACGGCTTTAATGTGCTATCTTCTAAGACCAAAAAATACACGCAAGGTATGTCGATGGTTTACAATGTGAACTGCGACAGAGAGGCTTGGCTTTGCAGCATCGGAGGATTGATGGCGATGCCATTAGCTTATGCGACTGCGGTGGAGATATTTAACTACGGCTTGCAAATCAGCCCGAATCAAAGGGTAAATACAACAGTGAGTGTAAACAATGGCTTCGCAACATCAGACCCTAACGATGGTATGATTGCTGCTCGCGATGTCGCAGCAACAAGATACAATGAGGAGCTTGCAGCGATGTTACAAAATATGCGATTGCCTGATGATAACAATTGCTTTGATTGCAGAAAGAATATCAAGTATGTAACTGCCCTCCCATAATGGCAACAGTCAAAGAAGTAAACGATAGAATCAATGCTCTATTTTCAGAGTGGAGCGGAGGCTTTACTCCGCTATTTTTTGCGGTGCTTGATATGCGCCGCGAGATGTTTATTCGCATCTTCGGAACGGGAACAAGTGGCGGAAGTAATACAGCAGGGCAGAAGCTACCAACTAAGCCATACACTCCTGCATATGCTTTGATAAAACAAAAGAACGGCAGACCGCCATTGGAACTTACTGGCTTCTTAAAAAGGTCATTTGCTACCGACCAATCAAGCGTATTTAATCAGGGCTTCGGCTCAGCCATTTACATTCAAGCGGATGAGGCAGGCAAGGTTGAAGGATTGCAGAAGTTATATGGAGCAATCTTCCAACCAACTGATGAGGAGCAAACAAGAATGCTGCAATTACACGCAGAATTATTAGCAGAACAAATCGCAAATCAAATAAGCAAATAATGAATTTACTACGCACAATAATTGAAAGGCTAAATCAGCGCATCGAGGTAGCTAATATCTTCGATAAGCAGTTTGGCTTATGCGAGCTTAATGCAAACGGCAACGATAAGGCTTGGGTGCATTACATCGGCAACGGGCAGGCAGAGGTTGTTACCAACTTTGATGCTAAAAATGGTACGCTATTTTGGGCGAAGCGCAGCAAGGTAACAGTCAACAAGACCGATGCTTATAAGGTAAGCGGCTGCAAGCAGTTGTACATCACCTCATTCCCATTGACCGCTTATGCAATTGTGCGCAAAAGCCATCTACCTTGCGATAGCGAAGATGCGCAGGACTGGCTCGCTTCAAGAATTTACAAGCTCGCGTCAGGCACTGACCCACTATTTAAGCAGAGCATTGGAGTTATCAATTACGAAGTTGTACCAACGGGCTACATAAACGAGATTAAAACATTAACGGCAAACTACGAATGGGCTTGCGTTAGTGTTGATGTTGATGTGCAAGTAATCACTTCGAGCGAAGATGGCTGCTATGATACTTGTGCAACTGGCGATATTCCACTGCCTGACTTGCAACCTTGCACACCTTGCTTAACGGAAGTTGCTGTTGATGGGGTTACAATTATCGGAAACGGTACAGCAGCAGACCCACTCAGCGCAATCGGTGCAGGCGGCGGAGCAATAGTAGTAGAGGATGAGGGCATCGAAGTAACACCCGTTGCAACAACATTAAACTTTACTGGTGCAGGGGTAACGGCATCGCTAATTTCGGCAGGAGTTGTTGAGGTAAATATTGCAGGCGGCGGCGGCGGCGGCGTTACTTCGGTTACGGGCACAGCTCCGATAGCTTCAAGCGGCGGAGCAACACCCGACATAAGCATAAGCCAAGCAGATGCCTCAACAGATGGCTATTTAAGCTCAGCGGATTGGACTACCTTTGATGGCAAGTTTGATGTGCCAACGGGAACAAATGCCGACTACCTTGATGGAACGGGAACGCCGACACTATTCCCAACACTGACCAATGGTACAGTAACATCGGTTGACCTTACGATGCCTCCTGCATTTTCAGTAACTGGCAATCCAATAACAACAAGCGGAACATTAGCAGTAGCAGCGGCAGGACTTAGCAGCCAATATATTCGAGGCGATGGGCAGCTCGCAAACTTTCCGACAAATCAAGGCGGCGGCTCATCAGTTAGCTATTATCTTAATGGCTCAGTTAATCAAGATGTAGCAACTTATAAGGAGATGAGCAGAACTCCAATTTTAGGTGCAGGCACTGACTTTCAAAGAACAAATGCTCAAGGAAATGGTTTGATTGCACAATTTATCACAGATGCAAATGACCCTAATTTGCTATCTATACCCGCAGGAAATTGGAATTTAGAATTATTTTTTAGCGCATCTTCGGGGGGTGGTAGCCCATCGTTTTATGTTGAACTATATAAATATGATGGAGTTACATTTACTTTAATTGCAACAGATTCTGCAACACCCGAAGGCATTACAAACGGAACTACAATCGATGCTTACTTTACTGCTTTGGCAGTTCCAAGCACAGTGCTAACTGCTACCGATAGACTTGCAATAAGAGTATTTGTAAATCCATCAGGAAGAACAATTACATTGCACACAGAGAATAGTCATCTCTGCCAAGTGATAACAACTTTCTCAACTGGCATCAATGCGCTTAACGGATTAACTGCGCAAGTGCAATCCTTAGCAGTTGGAACTTCGGGTACTGACTTTGCGATAAGCTCCGCAACAGATACTCATACTTTCAACTTGCCAACTGCAAGCGCAACAAATAGAGGAGCATTAAGTAGTGCTGATTGGACAACATTCAACTCAAAAGGAAATGGCACAGTTACTTCGGTAAGCGGCACATCTCCAATTGCATCGAGCGGAGGAGCAACACCTGCGATTAGCATTGCAGATGCTGCGGCAGATGGAACTACCAAAGGTGCTGCGGCTTTCACTGCTAATGATTTCAACGCAGCATCAGGAGTAATAAGCATTGACTACACAAATGGACAAGCTGCAAGCTCGGTAAATAAAGGATTTTTGACTGCTGCTGACTGGACTACCTTTAACAACAAAGGCGGCTCGACTTACAAGAGCACAACCGACACTTCGGCGGTAACTGGTACAACGGCAAACACTAAAGTTGCTGCTCAGTTAGTGCCAGCAAATACTTTTGCTGTTGGAGATATAATTCAGATTAGAGCAAGAATAAGTAAGGTAGGAACAGCAGGCTTAACAACGCTTAGAGTTTATATTAATACTGCCGATTCATTAACAGTGCCAGCAGCAACATTGATTTCAACAAGTACATCAGCAGCAAACTCACAAATTAATTTCGGTATTGAAAAAAATTCTGTAATAAAATCCGCAACAGTTACGCAGAATAATAGCGCGATTACTTCGGGTCTTTTTCAAGAACCGCAAACCTCAAACGCTGCATTAACAAATTCAAATATTGATTGGACAGTGAACCAATATATTATCTTTGCAATTCAGAATGGTGCAGCAGGCGATTCAACTGTATTATCTTACTTTCAAATTACTAAACAATGATAAATATAAACGTAACTCAAGGGCAATTTTGCGAGCCAGTCGATGAGCTTACCTTCCACTTGGAAACAAGCGAAGGCATCTTGCTTATCAGCGTTGAGCAGTACACGATTAACGAATTAACTTTTACGACCTCAAGCGAGGCGGTTATCTACATACTAAATCTTTAACATTATGGCAGGAATAAAAATAACAGACTTACCAGCTCTTAGCGTAGCTGACTCAGCAGACTACCTTTGCATCGTTGATGTAAGCGATACCTCAGCATCACCCGCAGGAACCACCAAGAAGATTGAAGTTGCTAATTGTGGAATCGCAGGAACTTGGACACCTACAATTACTGATGTAACTGATGCAATAAGTGCTGCGAATATTGATAAAGCAGTTTATTCGAGAACTGGAAATATTGTAACTTGCACAATTACTGGTGGTGTTACCGTTGATTTTTCAGTTGAAACAAGCGGCTCGTTTGATTTTACCCTTCCAATTGCATCGGCAAGTAGTGAAACTATTGGATGCGCTAATATATGGTTTCCAAACCAATGCAACGGAATTGTAAAGTTTGGAGGCAGGTTATTATTAAGCTCAGCAGATACTTCATTAATTGATGATGTTCCTTTTTATGCTGTATTCCAATATGAAATCACTTAGCAACAAAGGCTTAGAGCTTATTAAATCCTTTGAAGGCTTGCGGCTTACTGCTTATTTATGTAGTGCAAATGTGCCTACCATTGGATATGGCGCAACCTATTACGCTAATGATTCTAAGGTTAAGCTCGGAGATAAGATTACCAAAGAGCAGGCTGATGCGCTACTTAGAAAAACAGTGCGCGACTTTGAGCAGAATGTTTCGGCACTACTTAACACAACTCCAGTCAATCAAAATCAGTTCGATGCACTGGTCTCTTTTGCTTTTAACTTGGGAACTGCTGCGCTTGCTAAGTCAACTCTGTTAAAAAAGGTCAAGGCTAATCCTGATGACCCTGCAATCTCAAGAGAGTTTGCTAAATGGGTAAATGCAGGAGGGCTAAAGCGAAACGGCTTAGTAACTCGCAGGCGCATTGAGGCTGAACTTTATTTCAAGCCCATCGTATAAAAGCTATGAGGCGCAAAATCAGCAAGACAAGGCAAGTAATCGACATCATAATTAAACACTGGCGTTCAACAATGGGGTCAATGATTATTTTAGCGAGCGTCTTCGCGTTGATTTTTAAGCAGATTTCAACTGAGACACTTGCGGCAATTGTAGCCGCAATGATTGCCGCAGGATACATTCCTAAAGCCAATAACAATGAGCCCTGAAAGAACTGATACCATCGTAACACTGAGCAACACTTGCATCTTAGGTAAGGGATGCAAGCTGCATACACATTATGAAGTTTGGAACTATGGCGAGCCAGTTACAAAATTTACTATCTTTGGCAAAGAGTATGCGACTGACCAATGGGGCAATACTTATCAATTGCCTCATAAAGATTATGTAATGCCTCACCAAGAAACGCCTATGATTCACGATACTTACGCAAGCGATACAATAACCCCAAGCAGCTCGCCATTCCTGATTCATCCTGCGCCTTATAAGCGCATTGAGATAAAGCCTAAGACGATTGTAAGCTGCGAGAAAAATATGGATGCACCAGTAATGGGATTATTGTTTTCATTTACTATTTTACTTACCTTTTATTGGCTTTACAATTCGCTTGCTTCTTGGGGTAAATTATTTACAGATATTCGCAGATGTCTCTATTATTCATCTTAGAGAATAACTTGGATTTGTTTTATGTTGTTACCGATATGGAGGGCAACATAATAACTAATAATACGCTATTTAAAAGCTACGTTAGTCATATTCAACCTAAGAAGATAACCGACATTGTTACAATCGATGCCGACCGAGAGGACCTAATTGCGGCAATAAAAAAAGCCATCAAACAATCGCCTGAGCCTTCAAGAGTTTATGCTCGCACAAAGCATAAGAACTTATCAGAGCGTTACAATGTATGGAACTGCTTTGCAATCGGCGACCGCATCACTTTTTTAGGAGTTCAGCTTGTAGATGTTACCTCGATTACTGCGCACGAATACGAAAGACAAAGAGCATTGCTTGAGGAGTTTCGCTTTATTTTATCGCACGAATTAAGGCAGCCATTCGTTAACATTAAACCACTTACCAAAATGCTAAGAGATACCAATATTGATGATGAGAAGATTGCGCTGCTCGAAATGGTCGATGCCTGCGTTGATAAGCTCGATGCTGCAATGAAGCAACTAATTAACAAAGCATCGCGAGAGATATGAGCATTGAGGAGAAGCTATCGCTGCACGTAGTTGAGAACTTTATGCCCGTTTGCGTGGCTTTAAATATCTTGGAAGCGGAAGTTAAAAATAAGCGAGTGCTCGCACATAGCAAAAAGAAACTATTTAAACTCATAAAAGATGGACTCCACCAAGCTACTATTG